TGCCCGGAATGTATGCCAAGACATGGGAAAAGATATCCCCTAAACGGTATTCCAGAACGGCATGTTAATTGCCGATGTGCATTGATAGCGGTGGTGGAAGAATGAAGGAGTTGATAATATGGAAGTTGTAAAGAAGATCTTTGAATCTAAAATTAAATCCGCAGAAGATGGTTCAATAGAGGTTACTATATCTACCAAAGCAAAGGATAGATATGGGGATATAGTGGAACCTAAAGGCTGCATCTTTGAAAACTTTCTTAATAATCCAGTAATAACTTTTGCCCATGATTACCATTCCATCCCTATTGGGAAAGCTGAAGGTATAACAATTAACGATGAGGAAGTTCTTTCTAAAGTTAGATTTGCTCCTCAGGAGGTTAATCCTATTGCTCCTTATGTTAAAAATGCCTACGAGCAGGGGTTTATGAAAGCTTGGAGTGTTGGTTTCTCTCCAATAGAGAAAGAGCCCCTAATTGGGGAAGATGGGGTTCAAACAGGGTGGAGATACACTAAGTGGGAGCTGTTGGAATTTTCTGCTGTGCCTATTCCCGCTAACCCAGAAACAGGTACTCATTTGAAGGGATTATTAAAAGAGGTGCAGAAATATGAAGATGGGGAGTATCAGGAAGAAGAGTCGGAGAAAGTTCTTGATGAGAAAAAGATAACAGAAGAGAAATTAACCTTAAAAGAGCTTTTTGATAGGGTTATAAGTTGCTGGGACGAATTACAAGTGATTGGTGAGAAGCTGGATAACGTTTTACTTTTTTTAAACAAGGAAGATAAGCTAAACGGAGAAGAAAATGAACCTACAAAAACCACAGACGAAGACATATTAGAAATGGATGTTGATGAATTAGATGTTGAGCAAGTAGAAGAGATAATGCAGAAAGCTGCAAAACAAGTACACAAAAGTTTATCTGAATTACATCTATAGGAGGAAAAGGCAATGAAAGTTAATGAGCTTGTAGAGAAATTAGTCAATGAGCAGATACAAAAGTTAACGGAAGAAAACAGAAAAGACATTTTTGGGAATAGAGAGAGTAATAAAGAGGACTTCTTGGTTTCTTTAGTTAGAGCTGTGAGCAATCGGGATTACAGCTGGTTAGAAAAGAAAGCAGTGCAGACTTCCAACTCTGGTGGCTACTTAATACCTCCCCAGCTATATGATGAGTTAGTTTATTTAGCATCAGAGCGGGAGATAGTGAGACCCCGAAGCGTTGTAATCACCATTACCCCGGGAGATAGCGTTTCCGTTCCGGCTCTTTCTCAAGAGAATGGACAGTTTGGTGGGATAGTGGGTTACTGGAAAAAAGAAGGGACTGATGTCGACCCATCAGAGCCTATATTCAAGCAGGTTGTTTTAACAGCCAGGGAATATGTTGGGCTTACTGCTGTATCTCAAAAATGGCTCAACTCTGTTCCTGAAGGAGACGTCTACTTGAGAAACTTGTTTGCTGAGGCTGTGGCCTATGCTGAAGACGTTGCTTATCTTACTGGAAGTGGAGAAGGTGAACCTATGGGTATAATCAACTGCCCGGGGGTTAATGTGGTTAATAGGAAGACTGCTTCTGTGGTTTCTTATGAAGACTTCCTGGAAATGGAAGCTAAAGTAGCCAGAGAAGGACTATCCCCTATTTGGGTAATTTCCCGTTTAGCTATGAAATCAGTAAAACAGTTAGCCGATGCCAACAATAATCTGATTTGGGTGCCACCCACTGCTGCTGAGCCAGGAACAATCATTGGATACCCTTACGTAGTAACCGATAAATTACCTGCTTTGGGAAATAAAGGTGATGTAATATTTGGTGATTTTCGATATTACTATATTGGAGATAAAAAAGCTTTGGCCATTGCTATGTCCGAACACGCCAGATTTACCAAGAATGAGGTGCTGTTGAGATTTACCATTGAAGTTGATGGTTCTCCAGTTGCTCCTGGTGCTTTTGCGGTTCTTGATGTTCCTCAAGGTTAAAGGAGGTTAGACGATGATTAGCTTAAAAGAACAAATAGAAGTTATCAAGGTTTTACCGGTAGGTGAAGTAGCAGTGGGCAATAGCAATGTGGTGTTAGACTTGGAGAAATATGGCCACCCTGCTGACCTTCTGACTGCAATTTTTGTTGAGGCTGTTGGGACGGGTGGGACTTTAGATATTGTCATTTCCCAGGATAATAATGGAGAAGGGGATTTTGCCGACGAGGTAGATGAAATTACCATATCGGAAGCGGGAGACTTTTTATTGCAGGTTACCCCGGGGAAACGCTACTTGAAGGTTGATATGACTGTTGCCACGGCTGCCGTTACTTTTGGGATAGTGGCCATAGCTGGGAATAAGAGGTTCAAAAAGACCAGGGATAAGGTAGCCACTATTACCGGAGAATAATATGGTTAAAGTTAAAGTCATATCCCCGTTTTGTGATAAATATACTGGAAAATACCATTACCCTGGAGACCTTCTTGAGGTAGAAGATGAGCGAGCGGATGAACTCCAGTCAAGGAGTTTAGCTGAAAGGATTGAAACAAAAAAGAAGGGGGTCAAACGACCCCCTGAAAACAGAATGATAGAAGAGGCAGAGAATAGATGAACGTTACTCTTGAGGAATTTAAAGCTTATTTACAATTAGAAAATGATGAGCAAACCCCGGAGGAGTTAACTCCAGAGGATGAGCTATTATTGTCTCTTCTTAGTTCTGCTGAAAAACAGGTAATAAATTACATAGGATACGATTTTACCTATGGCTTACATAAGGAGCTTTTGACTATTCCTGGAAGTGGATACGTTTATCTATCGTTTGCTCCAGTGGAAGAGATAATCACTCTAAAAGTTAATGGAGTGGACACAAAAGGGTATGAACTCTTTACCCGGGATGGAGTTATCCATATCTTTTACCCGGGATGCTTTTTAGATATTGAATACACAGCAGGTTTTGAAGAAATACCGGAAGACTTGAAGATAGCCATATTTATAATTGCAGAATCCCTATACAATTTGAGGGGAACAGCAGGGATGACTTCTGAGAAGTTATCTACTTACTCTGCCCAGTATATTAGTGGGCTACCCCCAGTGGCTGAAACTATTTTACTTAACTATAAAAGGATAGTGATTTAGTGGTATACACTCATTACCTTGAAGAATACACCAAAACCATAAATACAGATAAATACGGGATAAGTCACGAAACATTGGCCTTGGTATCTAAATTCTGGGCTTACCTGGAGAAATTGAACAAAGAAGTAATCCAGGAAAGATACGGAATGGAAATACCAGAAGGCTATTTCTTTGTTTCTCGACACCAACCAGTAATTGGGAACGTGGTTAAAATAGGAGATGACAATTACGCTGTGACTTTGGTAAAACCTGTTTACCGAAGAGCTAATATAGTTTCTCACTACGAAGGATTGTTAGGGAAATGAAGATAAAAATAGGGATACAAGGAGAAAAAGAACTATTAGCTGAAATAGACAGAGTTACGGAAGAGGTAAAGAATAAAGTCTTAAAGGTTTTGGAAGATGCTGCCCACGTGGTAGAAGGGGAGGCAAAGAAAAAATCTCCCATTAATCTGGGGGCTTTAAGAAACTCCATACACATTGAAAAAATCTATGAAGGAAACATGAGGGAATTTAGAGTGGGAACAAATCTGGAATACGCTCCCTATATGGAGTTTGGAACGGGGTTACTTGCTGATTATCCTTCAGCAAATAAAAAAAGGCATGCGCCATTCTCTCCTAAAGCAATAGCCAATTTAAAGAAGTGGGCATCGGATAAAGGCTTTGAAGACCCAGACAGTGCGGCTTGGGCTACTGCTTTTTCTATTTACCTCCGAGGTGGGCTACATCCCAAAGCGTTTTTGAGGAATGGATTTCAAAAAGGTAAGGCATACTTACTTAAAGAGCTGGATAAACTTTGAAATTACTTGATACCAAAGAAGCTATTTATCATTACCTTACTACCGACTCAGGTCTGATTTCCCTTATGGGAAGCGTAGAAGCTTATTCTACTTTCCCCGGAGATATAGCTAAGCTACCCCGGATTACCTTTACCAGCATTAACATTTCTCCAGATATTACCGATATATGGGAGATAACTTATCAAATAGATATTTGGGGAGAAGTAGATGATTTAAAAGTTGACCAGATAACTGAAAGGATAATTGAAATCTTTAACAAAAAAAGATTAAAGATAGATGGAGATACTCGGGTTATTTGGTGTGTGGTGACTGGCCAGAGAGAAATACAAGAGCCAGACCGGAAAAGAAATGAGATAGATATAGATTGCAAAATATTATGAGGAGTGAGACTAATGGCAGTCAGAAATATCAAAGATTTACAGATAGGAGAAGGAACACTTTACCTTAATAACCGGGATGTGGGAGCATTAACTGATGCTCGATTTACGGCTGAAATTTCGAAAGTGGTGCATCAATCGGGTATGCCACTAAAGATAAACAAAGTGGCTAT